TGGTTCCGCCACGCGTATAGATATAAGCTCGTTCTGCGATCCATAAAGTTACCTTTTGTTGTTGTACTGCTCACGCTTGAAACGTGCGTATGCCTTAATGTCCTCTAATGTTGCATCGTCTATGTCGGTCGTGCCAAAAAGCGCGAATTTGATGTCATCATCGTCTACAGTCGGACGGCTGGCAGGTTTTCTTATGTCTGTATTGCCGAGAAGGTAGTCCGTTGATACATCAAAAAATGCGGCTAAAGCAGCGACCGTATCCGTATCGGGATCACGCATGCCTTTTTCCCAGCCTGAAATTGTATTTTGAGCAACATGAAATTGCGTTGCTAAATCTTTTTGCGATAAATTTTTCTCTTTTCGCAATTCTCTGATGCGTATCATACAATTCACCTCGATGCCATCATATCACTAAAAGTAATATAATTAAATATTATATCGCAACAAGCGAGAAAATTTTTCAAAACCTATTGACATATCGCGTATAGTGATATATAGTAATAATCGCAAAGAGTGATATATGGAGGTGAGGGAGGATGAACCGATTTGAACGATGGATTAACGATTTTCCGAAAAAACATCCGGATTTTCCGTTAGTGATTTCGATTATTGCGTTAATTATTTCAATAATCGTTCCGCTAGTGCGGTCAATTCTGGAAGGAATGACTTAATCAGCGCAACAATAGCGATACCAGTCGTTATCCAATATCGGCGGTCAGCTTTGAACCGAACTGATTGAAGTCGGAGAAACTGTTCACCCAAGTCCGAAACATGATAACAATTCGCTTCAATCGCGCCAGTGTCGTCCATAATCTCTGGAAACTTTTTGAAATCACAAGATGATTCAATAAAATGCAGATCCATCAACTTCAAAAAAGTTTTCTTAGATGCAAGCGAATTATCGCGTGCAATCGTATGGTTTTTATGAAAGTATATGAATTTCAACAACCAAAGTTCAGTGCGTGATAAATAAATCTCCGACAAAGATGTCATACGAACACTTCCTTTCCCCTGAATTCTACCATAGGAAAGGAAGAAACACCAGAGGGAGGTGAGAAGAGATGCCCAAGGATTTAGAAGCAATCTTTAACCAAATGAGTCGGTTAGATGCAATGGCGAACGTAGCAGGTGGAAACATCAACGATCAAGCTGCTATTACTAAGCAGATGGTGCAGCTTATGACTGCCTTGCGTAAGACGAGAGGTAGTTTTTCGAGTAATTATGCGAATTTGCGATGTAAACTGTATGTTTGTCAAAAAGTATCTGTTATTGCGTTAATTGTTGCGGCAATAGCTGTTTTTGCGGTTATATTCAAATAATTCCATAAGTCCAGAGTCAGCAGTAACTATGTTGACTCTGGGAGGGAGGTGACACAATGCGAAGAATCAAAGAACTGCGTCTGGCAAAGGGTCTGCGACAGGTGGATATGGCGGCACATTTTGGTGTTGGCCAGACCGCAATAGTCAAGTGGGAGAGCGAAGGATTGTACCCTCCGTCCCGACTGCTGCCGGAAATCGCAATCTATCTCGGCTGCACGCTGGACGATCTCTACAAAGACGAAAAGGAGGCTATCTAATGGCGGCGAAATACGCAACTACGGCTGATCTGGCCGAGCGGTGGCTCTGCTCGCCGGACTACGTCCGGATGATTATCCGGGAGGGCAAGCTCAGCGCCGTGAACCTCGGCGGGTGGAAAATCCGCTGGGACGAGGTCTACCGCTACGAAAAGGAGCGGGAAAAGGCCGACACCGAGATGCTGCGGCAACAGCGTCTTGGGTTTGTTCGTTGATAATATCATAACTCGCAAAGAAAGGAATGACCAGTGTGCGAGAGAACAGAAACATCTACCAGGCCGCGCGCGAGTTGAAGGGTTTGACTCAGGAAGCCGCCGCTGAACGACTGGACATCAGCGTCGAAAGCCTCGGGGCCTACGAGCAGGACCGCCGCCGGCCGCCGGACAGCACGGTGCTGCGCATGGCGCAGATTTACGACTTTCCGTATCTCTGCTATCAGCACATCCAGTCGGGAGACCTCGCCGGAGTGATGCCGGAGGTCAACGTAAAATCACTGGAACACGCGGCAATGCGGATTGTGCGGCTGATCGGTGGTTTTGCACGCGATGGTCAGTTCGATCAGCTGCTGCAAATCTGCGAGGATGGCGTTATCGCCGAAGAAGAACGCCCGGCATTCGACTGCATTACGTCCGAACTGGGTGAGATCGTGTCTGCGGCATTAGAGCTGACATACGCATCGAAAGGGGCAGAAAAGTGAAATCCAGACAAAGAAAAAGCGCCTGCACGGCGGCAACCGTAGCAAGCGCAAAGCATAGTGAATACGCCTATTATTATAACCGCAACGCGGCAAAACGTCAAGCCGAAAAAAATCGTCGGTCAAACGGCGTAAATATGGCGCTTGCGCTGATCGGCCTGCTGTTGCTCGTAGCAGCGTCCGGCGCGGACGAGGCCGGACTGCTGAGCGGCAAGGCGATGGCGTTCGTCATGGGCGTTGCCCTGCTGGCAATGTGGACGGGAGGAAGGCGCAACCATGCTGCGTGAAATCACAATGAAAATCCCGATGGAAGATGACCTTTGGGCAGAAATTGAAGACATCGCCGCCCAGCAGGGAAGTTCGCCGGAGTCTCTCGCGGAGTTTCTGACGATGGTGGGACTGTACCATCACGTCAAGCGCAATATCGAGATGTACCGGTGGAGCATGGAGCGGCATCGCGCTGAAAAGGGGACAGATAATGGGGAAATTGAATGAACGAGACCGGGCGCCTTATCGGCGTTCGTGGGCGCAGGAGGATCTCGGCGAGATCATCCGGTTCGCGCGAGAGGGCATGACGGCGCGCGAGATTGCGGTTGAGACCGGTATCGCGGAGAACAGTGTTTCCGCGAAGCTGTACCGCCTGCGCAA